CGACTATGACGCCGCTCTTGACCTGGTGATGCCGCGCGCGATCGCCTCGCTGCCCGAAATGGGGGCAGCGATGCGGGCGTCGATCGCCGGGCGCCGCGCCTACAACGTCGCCCGCTGGGGGGCGGCAAGCCGTGATCGCATCAAGGAATATTTCTATGAATATGGCGATCACTTCGGCTTCGTGGCGTCTAACTGGCCGGACAACGCGAAAGCTGTGGCATTTCATACCGCGATGAGGGCCAGTGAATGGGGCTATATGTTCATCAAGGCGTATCTGGAAGAGATTGCCCGGATCGGCGTGCCCGCGAACTGGTATCGCGGCGGGGTCGGAGCGTCGTCATTCTGCCTGTTCAGAAATACGGCTGACACCGACCTTTCCGGGGGAATTGGTACGAACCGGTATTATCAGGCGATGCGGGAAGTTGTCGCCAATACCCGCGCCGCGGTGGTGAAATATGGCTGAGGCGTTGACGCGAATGGCGCGGCGGTCAATCTCCTCGGTGCGAACGCCGATACGTATCAGGGAGATCATCATGCGAGCAATCTATCGCGCGGCACTGGCCGCCACCGCCTTGACGTGCGCGTTGCCGGCCCAGGCAGCGGTAGCCATCTATTTCGAGACCGAGCCGAACAACACCCGCGCCGGTGCCGAGGCGCTCAACCCGCGCTATTCGCCTACCGATCCGTCCGTCGTGATCGGCTATTTTGGTTCGGTTGCGGGTGAGGGCACAGGGCTGGTCGACTGGTTTTCGTTCAACGTCCCCGCGATCGTCGAAGGCATCGTCTTCCGCGACATCAAGCTGGAGGCGTTCGGACAATCGGCGGCTGGCGCCCCGGCATTCGTCCTGACTGACGCCGCCGGCACCGTCCTCGATCCGGCCGGTGCCCTCACCCAGGCCGGCGGGACCTTCTATGTCGGATTGGGCAACAATGCTTCCCTGACCGCGGCCGGCTATTTCGCGCAGATCACGATCACCGCCATCCCCGAACCCGGCACCTGGGCGCTGATGCTCGCCGGCTTCGCGATGACCGGTTATGCGCTGCGCCGTCGCCGCGCCAAGGTCGCCTTCGCCTGAGCCGGCGGGGGGCCGGGTCGCACGGCCGGCCCACCGCCACAACACGACCCCCTTGCGCCCGCTGTCGACGCCCGTGATCGTCCGGCCATGCGCAAACCCGAACAGCTTCGTCGTCTCCTGCTCCGCGCCGTTCCCGGCCTCGCCGACGCGCCTGAGCGGCTTGCCCTCTACGTCGACGAAGGCCGCATCGCCGCCCGCGCCGGCGCATCGCTGTCGTTCGAATATCGCTACACCGCCAATCTGGTCATCCAGGACTATGCCGGCGATCGGAACGCCGTGGTCGTGCCGTTGCTCGCCTGGATCGCCGAGGCCGAACCGGATCTGCTCGCCAAGCCAGATAGCGAGCCGTTCACCTTCGAAGCCGAGTTACTTCAGGATGACGCGGTCGACCTGTCGATCACGCTCCAGCTGACCGAGCGCGTTGCCGTCGTGCCCGGTGCCGATGGCGGCTACGAGGTCCGCCATCTCGACGAACCGCCTGCCGATGCCGATCGCTTCGACGGGATCTGCGGAGTCATCCTGCGCCAGCTCCATCTGGACGACGTGTCCGCCGACATCGTCACCACGATTCCGGCATGAGCGACGGCCTCGACGACATCGAGCAGCTCGCCGGCGCGCTGCTGCGCAAGGTCGGTGCGGCCGAACGCCGCAAGCTGCTACGTGGCGTGGCACGCGAGATCCGCGCCAGCCAGGCCGCCCGCATCGCCGCCCAGCGCGAACCGGACGGTGAAGCGTTCGCACCGCGCAAGCCGAGACGAGCGGACACGGTCGGCGCCTTCACCGTCAAGTTCCTCTATCCCAAAGGTGCAGTGGAGCCCCGCAAGGTCTTCATGAAGTCATGGGTGCGGCAGGGGCCGCTGCTCACCGGCTTCGATGTCGAGGCGGGCGGCATCCGGTCGTTCTTCTGGGACAGGGTCGACCAGTGGTTGCCGGTCGAGGCGGACGAACAGACCAGGTCGGGCGGCAAGTTCCGCCGGCAGGGCAAGGTGCGCCAGCGGGCGATGTTCACGAAGCTGCGCAACGGCAAGTCGCTGCGCGCCGCTTCCACCGCCGACGAGGCGTGGATCGGCTGGATCGGCTCGGCCGCGCGCGTCGCCCGCGTTCATCAGGACGGCGCGATGGACAAGCCGTCCGTGAAGGCAAAACCGGTCCGCTATGCCCGCCGCGTCCTGCTCGGCCTCACCACCGCCGAACGCGGGCTGCTCGTCGACCGGGTGCTAGACCATCTTGCTGCGTAAGACCGCATGACGGCTAGCGCCCAAAATTGGTCATCCGCACTATTTCTGCTCCCGCCCGGGATAAACGCTTAATCACGCAGTCGGTGCGATATGACGAGTTCGCAGCTGCCGTTCCTGCATTCGAAGAGAGCGGCCTTAATCGAGAGGTCGGATATCGAATCCAAGGGATTATCAGAGCAGCGCTAAAGCCGGTCGGGCAAACGAGTTTGCACCTGCCGTCGAGGCGTCGGCCACTCTCTCCAACACCACTCGGCAAAGCCCGACTATGAATGTGCAAGCCGTGACGAAAGCGCCAAGTTCGGCGCCTGCAGGGACGTCCATCTCGATCGCCATAGGGTCGCGTAGCCACTGGTCTGCAATACGATGCAAAACTCCGCGGCTAGATCTGTTCACGGTAGTCGGCGCCCAGACGCCGCGAGCATGTCGGTACTGTATTTCATTGCGCACCGCACTGAGCCAACTCGCACCCGCGCCTCGCGCCAAGATTCGACGGAGGCCTTGGAGCTTGAGGAAGACGTTCCGGGCATCGGTCGGCGCGATCCGGTTTTTTAATACGTCTTCGGTTGCCTCGGATAGAAATAAGTTAAATATCTCCCAGAACGCCTCGTGCGCGCCTCCCACGCGCCCACGGGCCTGCGTGAATTCAAGACCCGTTTGCGCGCTATTCAGAGTGCAAGAGTACAGTCCGCCACCGATCGCGAACGGTGGCGTGTTTCCGAGTGCCGCGGCTAGGCGGCGGATTTGACCGACGTGCGAAGCCTCGAGGTAAGAACAGCTGCGACCCAGCAGTCGGAGCACGGCGTGCCCGGCGTAGAATGCTGAATAGTATAGCTGGAGGAGGCCCCAAGAAAGGGTATTGGCATCGCCGAGCGCGGCGGCACCGCCTCTAGCTGAAATGAACGCGGCGCTCGCAAAGCGAATAGCATCGCCACCGATCGCGGCACCGAGAAACGTAGCCTCTCGAAAATCAATTTTGATACTTGACGCCGCCGCGTCAAAGTCAAGGTCGTAGCCGGCCTTTGGTCCGTCCACGATGACGTCCATGATATAGCACGGATGCCCACGCCCGCGTAGATGCAGAAGCTCCCGCACGAGTTGGGGTTGCAGGGCGTCCGCGGCCGCGGACATTAGCCAGTGGCACCCGGTCCGATAGTGAAACCCGACCGCAGTGCTTTGCGGAACGTTTCATACAGTGGGGTCGGACTCTTGCCCGGATTGGCTAGGTCGGAGCGCTTAAGTCGCTGGAACATCGGCGTAACAATCTCATCGAAGTGCGATACCGTGAACTCGTTCGGATGCCTGTCGTTAACGCGTTCCGCAACGGTTGGAAAAAGCAGCATCAGCGCCTTGAACATCGTTGGGTTGGATATAAGCTCGTCGAGCGTTTGCTCGCGCAGCCCGGACTTGCAGCAAAAAAGATAGGCGCTCAGCACTAGATAAACGTAGTCAGGCGAGGCGCCGGTGAACGACTCAAAAATTGCTTTCATCGCGCTATTGAAGGTCACTCGGGAAATTTTTCCCTTGCGACGGTCCGACGGTGACATCAGACCAAGAAGGGGGCTATCGGAATTCTTCTCAAAACTATCAAACACGTCTCGCATAAGTGCTTCTGAACTCGACTCCGTTTCAGCCAAGCGCTTGATATCGAGGATCAGCTCGTTTGGAACCGGTCGCTGTTTGGTATTGATGTCCATGAACAGTCGAGCCTCTTCCGTCCGGCTTAGACCGTTATAGATCACCACCGGCACGCGCAGCCGCTGCTGAGCTAGGCGGAAGCCATAGACCCGGTGCTGACCATCAAGAATTAGGAACGCCCGCGAGTTTTTTTGAAAGCTTAGTGTCCGATTGGTGCGAATGTATTTTAAGTCGGCTTCAGGCTGCGCAGACAGCACGATTGACGTTGGTATCGTACCCATGCCGGCATCGATATAGTTTGCGATGTCTTGTGCTCGCTTGCGATCCAGTGCGCGCTGAAATCCAACCTCGGGGTCCTCATTGCGAGGCTCGACCACGCAGGTTTCAGCGAGCACGTCGCTCGGCATCGATAGTGTGAAGAAGCGGTGCTTGCCCTGCGTAAGCAGGCTTGCAGTGAAGCTCGGCCGTTCGGCGAGCTCTGCTTCCGGCGCGGCGTCCGCCGCATCTTCGGTACCTGCGGCCGCGTTTGGGTCTGTCGCCAATCTATTTGCCCCGTGCCTATGTCAGCCATCACCACTGCGGCCGCGCTATGACAGGTGTACCGCAAGGCTGCGGAACTTCGCAATGATAGTCCCAAAGCCCCCTGTTGCGGCAAATCAGCTGAACGATCGTGCTTTTGTGCCGGACGCAGCCGGAAGCGGACGGTCCACTATCCACCACAATCGGACGTTAGCCTTCTAATAGGTCGGGCCTGCCCGCTGACTTGTGTTGTCGTCGTGACGATCACAACACGACCCCCTGTTAGCGGCCGGGCACCCCCGCAACCACGGCAGCATGAGCGATCTTGCCGCCTATACCCCCGTCGATCTGTCGCGTCTGCCCGCGCCGACGGTGATCGAAGCGCTGTCCTACGAGCAGATCTATGCCGCGATGCTGGCGGATATACGCGCCCGCCTGCCCGCCTTCGACGCGACCGTTGAGTCAGACCCGGCGGTGATGCTGCTCCAGGTGGCGGCGTGGCGCGAGTTCATGCTTCGCGCCCGCGTCAACGACGCGGCGAGGGCCGTCATGCCCGCCTACGCGATCGGCGCGGATCTCGATCATCTCGCCGCCCTCTACGGCGTCACCCGCAAGACCCTCGATCCCGGTGACGCCACCCGCGGCATCGCGGCCGTACTGGAAAGCGACGATGACTTCCGGCGCCGGATGGTGCTGGCGCCCGAGGGCTATTCGGTTGCCGGTCCCGAAGGCGCCTATATCTATCACGCGCTGACCGCCGCGGCGGACGTGCTCGACGCCAGCGCTACCAGCCCGGCGCCAGGCGAGGTGCTGGTCACCATCCTGTCGCGGCTCGGTGATGGCACCGCCGCTGCCGAACTGGTCGCGGCTGTCGCCCGCTACCTCTCCGCCGACACCCGCCGGCCGATGACCGACCACGTCACCGTCCGGTCCGCGCAAATCTTGCGCTATGCGATCGACGCCACCGTCACCACCTTCCCCGGTCCCGATGCCGCGATCGTGCTGGCCGCCGGCCGGCGCCGGCTCGATGCCTATGTCGCCGCCTGCCATCTGCTCGGCCGCGACGTGACCCGCTCCGGGATCTTCGGCGCCCTCCATATCGACGGTGTCGTCAACGTGACGATCGCCAGCCCGGCCGCGGACATCGTCATCGACCGGACCCAGGCAAGCTGGTGCACCGGTATCACCGTCACCCATGCCGGCACCGGCGAATGATCCTGCTACCGCCCAACACCAGCGCGATCGAGCGCGCGATCGAGGCGACCACAGCCCGGCTGTCCGACGTGCCGGTGCCGTTGCGCCAGCTCGCCGATCCCGACACCTGCCCGCTGGCGCTGCTGCCCTATCTTGCCTGGGCGCTGTCGATCGACACCTGGGACAGCGACTGGCCCGAGACGGTGAAGCGCAATCGGGTCCGCCAGGCGATCGATATCCAGCGCCGCAAGGGCACGGCATCGTCGGTGCGCGATGTCGTCGCCGGCTTCGGCGGCAGTCTCGCACTGCGCGAATGGTGGCAGATGGCGCCGGCCGGCGATCCCCATACCTTCGCGCTGGTGCTGGCGCTGGAGGGCATCGTGCCGCCCGCGCGCAAGGCGGCCTATGTCGACCAGGTCATCGCCGAGGTCCGCCGCACCAAGCCGGTCCGCTCCCACTTCACCTTCACCCAGGCGCTGTCCGCGACCGGCGGACTTCAGGTGGTTGCTGCCGCCCGCCCCGCCGTCGTCGTCCGCCTCGCCCTGTCTGCCTGACCGGAGATCCGCATGGCCCTCGTTCTCGTCATCACCAACGCCGGCCGCGCCGCGCTCCGCAATGCGGATGCCAGCGGCACCCGTGCGGTCCGCATCGCCTCGGTCGGCGTCTCCGCTGCCGCCCTTGCCGCAAACGCCGCCACCGCCGCCCTGCCCGGCGAGATCAAGCGCATCACCACCGTCTCGGGTGCCGCGGTCGCCGCCGACATCATCCACCTCACCGTCAGCGACGAGACGATGACGACCTATACCGTCCGGTCGTTCGCGCTCTACCTCGACGACGGTACGCTGTTCGCCGCCTATGGTCAGGCGGACCCGATCATCGAGAAGTCGGCGCAGGCGCTGATGGTGTTGACGGTCGACGTGACGCTGGCGGACATCGCCGCCAGCCAGATCACGTTCGGGAACGCCAACTTCCTGATGCCGCCGGCGACGGTCGACACGCGCGGCCTGATCGAGCTGGCGACGGTGGCCGAGGCGAAAGCCGGCGAGGACCAGGCGCGGGCGGTGACGCCGGCCGCGGCCAAGGCTGCGGTGCGCGACTGGATCGGCTACGACCCCGCGAACCGCGCCGGCGATACCTTCACCGGCCCGCTCGCCATCCGTCATCGTGATCGCAACCTTGGGCTGATGATCGCCCATTCCGGCACCGGCTACGGCTTCCTCCAGCTCGGCGACGCTGCCAATCCCGTTGCTGCCCGCACCTGGCACCTCGGATCGCAGGATGACGGCAGTTTCGCGCTCTATCACGGCATCTGGGGCAGCGGCACGTTGCGCCTCCACGCCACCTCCACCACCATCGCCTTCAACGGCGCCGTCATGTGGCACGCCGGCAATGACGGTGCCGGCTCGGGACTCGACGCCGATCTGCTCGACGGGCGCCAGGCCGCTGAATTCGCGCTGCTCACCGGCGCCGCCTTTTCCGGCCGGGTCGTCGCGCCCTCCGTACTGGTCGATGGCGGCGATGCCCGGCTGGTGCTGCGCGATCTGGGCAGTCCCGCCGACGACGCGCATGGCTGGACGATCCGATCGGTTGGCGACGTGCTGCGCTTCCTGTCGCCGGCCGGCGTGCAGATGGCGTTGCATCCGTTCACCGGTGCCGCCTTCTCCGGCCCGGTTGTCGCGCCCTCGGTGCTGGTCGACGGCGGCGATGCGCGGCTGGTGCTGCGCGACCGCGGAAGTCCGGCGGATGACGCGCACGGCTGGACCATTCGGTCGGAGGGCGATGTGCTGCGCTTCCTGTCGCCCAACGGCGTCCAGGCGGCACTGCATCCGTTCAACGGCCTCAACGTCACCGCTGCGCTTACCCAGGGCGGGGCACAGGTCTTCCATACCAGCAACGACGGTGCCGGATCGGGGATGGATGCCGATCTGCTCGATGGCCAGCAGGGCAGCTGGTACGGCGATATCCCCGCCCGCCTCGGCTACACTCCCGCCAGCCGCGCCGGCGACACCTTCACCGGACCGATTGCGATCCGCCATACCGCTCGGAACCTCGGCTTGATGGTCGGGCAGGCGGGCACCGGCTATGGCTTCCTCCAGTTCGGCGACGCCGCCAATCCACAGCTACAGACCAGCTGGCATCTCGGGTCGCAGGATGACGGTAGCATCGGGCTGTATCAGGGAGTGTGGGGCAGCGGCACGCTGCGCTTGAGCGTCACCTCGACCACGATCGCCTTCAATGGTGGCACCGTCTGGCACGCGGGCAATGATGGTGCCGGCTCGGGAATGGACGCCGACCTGCTCGATGGCCAGCAGGGCAACTGGTACGGCGATATCCCTGCTCGCCTCGGCTACACCCCCGCCAACCGCGCCGGCGATACCTTCACCGGGCCGATCGTGGTCCGCCACGCCGCCCGCAATCTGGGCCTGGTCGTCGGGCAATCCGGCACCGGCTATGGTTTCCTCCAGCTTGGCGATCCGGCAAACCCGCAGGCGCAGACCACCTGGCACTTCGGCTCACAGGATGACGGCAGCGTCGCCCTCTATCAAGGCGTCTGGGGCAGCGGCACGCTGCGCCTGCGCGTCACCTCGACCACGATCGCGTTTAACGGGAGCACCGTCTGGCACGCCAACAATGACGGTGCCGGCTCGGGGCTCGACGCCGATCTGCTCGATGGGCAGCAGGGCAGCTGGTATACGGATATCGTTGCCCGCCTGGGCTATACGCCGCTGCGCGCCGGTGACGTTGCGGATGTCTGGCGCGCATCCAATGACGGCGCCGGCAGCGGACTCGACGCGGACATGCTCGATGGCCGCGACGGCGACTTCTATCGACGCTGGGCGAACCTGCTCGACGTGCCGGCCACCTTCCCCCCGAACGGCCACACCCACGGCGCTGCCGATCTTGCCGGCGCCTTTGCCGGGTCGCTGGCCGAGAACGGTTATACCGTCCTGCCCAACGGCCTGATCCTGCAATGGATGACCGGTCCGATGCAGGCGGCCAGGACCAGCGCGGCCAACTACATGCAATGGCCGATCGCGTTCCCGACCGCGTGCCTGCAGGCGTTCGTCTCGACCCAGATGCAACAGGCGGGCGACCGCGGCGACAGCTGGTTCCAGCTGGTCGGCGCGCCCGACCAGAACGGCGCGACCATCCAGCGCCAGGCGTCGGGCACCGCCGACGATATCGTCGCATCCGCCCCCCGCGTCTTCGCGATCGGGCACTAGGAGCCGTCATGTCCATTCACTTCGCCCCCGCTACC